AAGTAGAATACAGGTTAGCGGATGACGCGGAAGATAAAAAAACAGCTCCTCCCGATAGCCGTGAGTATAGACAGATGGTGCGTCAGCTCAGTTGATGCCTAAGAATTGGAAAGACCGTGACCGCAAGGTGGTCAAGGGTCATAGGAGAAAGAAGTTGAACAAGGTTTACAAAAAGAGGAGTGAGCTTGTACGAGGTAAGGAACGGCGTACTATACAACGGGAAGACGGAGCTGGGAGCAGATGATGTCATCTATGTTGATGGTCGCCAAGATGTTGCAGAATCGGTACGGAGGGGCAATAGGAAAAAGGTATCTGTCGCCAAGCTGCCCGAAGGGGATTATGTCTTTGTTACCCCAGCAGGTCTCACCGTGGGCATTGAGGAGAAGAAGGCAAACGACCTCGCTAGCAGTTTACGAAGTAGAAGGCTACAGAGGCAGCTTCGGAGACTTGAGAAAGCAGTCGATATCCCCCTTCTTGGACTTAGATTTAATGGCAGAGGAGGATTCAGACCAGTATGGTGGCAGCTCAAGACGCTAAGCCTACCAATGGAGATGCTGAAATGGTCTCTGCGCGGTGGCATAATACTGCTACCGTACCAAGAGGACAAGGTTTTAAGCACCCTTAGAAGAGCGAAGAATATACTACAGCCGGGGAGACACCTATTCACAATAGTGTCTGGCTCGGACAAAAAAGTTAAGGGTGAAAGCAAATTTAAAAGAGCAGTACAACGTATGATTGAGGGCGTTGGCCCTGCTGCCGCTAACAAGCTGGCAGAATACTACGGAGATGATATCAAAAAACTGCTCTATGACAACGAGGAAGGATGGCATAAGGCTGGGCTGAACACTGCCCAACGTGCCTCACTGGGAGAACTAACAAATGAGGACGAGCGTAACGGCACTGGATAACTGGCAACAGTGCCAAGTAAAATATATGTATCGAGGCAGGAGACTGAAGGAGTACGGCTACGTACCCACTGGCCCCCTGACTAGCGGTACCACGTTCCATGATAGTCTGGAGCGGAGTCTAATGACTCATGACATGAAGGACGCGTTTGACTATACACACCAGCTACTGCCAGATGGCAACAGGTTTAAACCCGGTGTTCTACGCATGTTAAAAGATGTCCCTAGCTGGTTGCTAGAGGTTGAGATACCCATAGCTGAGGACAAGATAGAAGTAGAGATTGACGGCGTTACTTACGTGGGCAAGCCAGACCTATGGACAGTTACAGAAGAGGGCGTGGTCATTTACGAATTCAAAACTTGTTCCGAGAAGGGAACAGGTCTAATGAAAAAACTCCTGAACTACGAGGAGTGGGGAATTCAGCCAGTGCGCTACGCTTGGCTCTTGAAACAGGCTTACGATTGGCTGGCTGACCTCCCCATTTATCGTCAACATATCTTGTGGAGTACGCAGTCAGAACACGTTTCCGGTGGTCTGGTTTACGTCAGCGATTCGGCACTTGACAACGCTGGTAAAGATATGATAAGATTAGCGTCCGAAATTAAAAAAGGTGGTGAAACACCCATCCATCATTTCTCACCGTTATGCAATTGGTGTGACTACCAACAACTCTGCAGAGGGTGGTTGACAGGTGCGGATGTAGATGGTATTATAGCAGACAAGTATTACGAGGAGGAATATATTGCACATTAGTACATTACTTTATGGCGGCCCGGGGGTTGGCAAGACAGCATTAGCTACGTCATCCTTCTGGGATTTCAAAAAAAGGGAGCCCGTGGCTGGTAGGACTGGCAGGCTATTACTCATAGGTAGGGAAGAAAATGATGCTCTTGGCATCCCTGATGAGTTTATAGTTAGGTTCCCTTTGCCAGAAGAGAACCCCTTGAACTTTGCTACAGAGTTCGAGACATATTTAAGAGCACTTAACTCTCGCAGGGGTCAAGATGCTGGTATCACAGACGTTGTTATAGATGGCTTTACCGAGCTATGCTACGACTTCACCTATGCTTACCGTGAGCAGCATGACCCACGCGACCAGTTTGAGGTCTACCGTGAGTGGCAGAGGTCTTTCATACGCTTCATGCAGTTACTGCATCCTAAAGCATTGAATGCCAATGTAGTAGGGACAGCACGCGTTGCTGAACTGCGCAAGGGCAACACCTCTAGCCGCGGCACGACTGTGAAGGGCGACCCCGAGTGGATGGATGACTTCAAGTACTATCCGTCCATGGAGGGTTGGGCCCGACACAACATGGGACATTACTTTAACATGGTTATGTATCTAGACCAAGATACAGAGACACAGATACTAGGTGGCAAGCCTGTTAAGGTACCAGTTCATGTAGCACATATGCTGGGAGGCGGCGACTATTGGACTAAAAATATATTCGCTCACATGTGGGGAGACCAGCCGCCGACTCTGGTTAACGCACAATGGGGCGCACTTGAGGAGGTTCTTAAAGCGGCAGTCGGTACAGAATTAGAAAAGGACAAGGAGTAATTATGCCTTTTACAACAGAATCATTTATAGAATTTCAAGCTAGGGAAGATGAGGCACGGATAGCCAATCAGATTCCAGAAGGCACCTACAACTGGGAGATAGAATCTTCCGAGGTGACCGAGATAAACGGGCTACCACGCTTGCGAGTAGTACACAGGCTAGATGCCTCTAACAATGGCAAGCAAATTGGCAGGGTACATTCAGAGTTCTTCAACTGGTACGCCAGCGAGAATTCTACTAGCCCTAAGACATTAGAGGAAAGGGAACGCGGACTCAGAGGAATGACGTCACGTAAGCTGGATGCCTATCTCAAGGCACTAGCGAGTGCCCCTACCTCCACTCAAGAGATGGGCGAGCACTTCAACGAGTGCATAGGTGCCCTGCGAGACTCCGATGACCCAAGTGAAGTCGGGGAACTACTGGACGCTATTGGTACGATGCTTGAGGGTCAGTACGTAACTGGCAGCATCAAACAGTCAGGCGACTGGACTAACTTGCGAGCACTACCATTCGATGCCACGATAGGTGCGGCGCAGTCAGTGGCTGTCTAGTGGAGGTTATCATAAAGCTGAGGGAGTCCAGCGATACACTGCGGATTGAAAACGTGGAGGCAGTAGACCCGATTGGACTCATCGGCTTCTTGAGCATCATACAACACAATACCGAGGAGCCAGATGAGCATACCAGTTATATCTGGCCTTCGGCATCCATCGAACACATGGTTATAGAAACAACCGAGGGAGAACGATTTGAACATACTACAGCCCCACGCTGGTTTAAGCAAGTGCAATGAGTGCGTCTTACATGAAGGAGCTAGGAAAGCAGTACCCGGTCAAGGGTCTCTCTCCGCAGACATCATGCTTATTGGTGAAGCTCCCGGCGCACTGGAAGACCAAGTGGGTGAGCCATTCGTTGGCGCGAGTGGCACTAAACTAGAAATTTTATTAGAGCAAGCAGGCTTAACAAGGGAAGAGGTCTGGGTGACCAACCTTGTAAAGCACCGCCCCCCTAACAACCGCAATCCGTACAAGCGTGAGATAACCGCATGTGCGCATTGGCTGGAGGACGAGATGAATCGGGTGCGACCTTTGGTCGTGATAACACTCGGAGCAGTCGCTGGCAAGCACTTCAAGCCAGACCTGTCCATCACACGAGAGCATGGTATGCCGCACGATTGTGATGGGTTTCTACTGGTACCGATGTACCACCCTGCGGCAGCTCTACATAACCCAAACCTGTGGCCTATACAACTTGAGGATTGGGCTGCACTGAGAGGCAGAATCCACGATAGAGAAATAACACCACGCACTGAGTACTCTTTGTATGGCACCTTTGAGGCCGATGGGCCCATAGGTTTTGACCTAGAGACAACTAGTCCTAAACGAGGGGGACGGTTTGCTGTACAAGAGGCAGAGGTGGTGGGCTACAGTTGGTCTCACAAACCACAGTATGGCTCATACGTTCCAGAGAAACCTATTAAAATGAAGAGCATACTGGAAGACACTTCACAGGAAGTCATATGTCACAACGCTAAGTTCGAGGTAACACATCTCTTGAACAACGGCATTAAGATGAACAACTTCCACGACACTAAGTTAGCGGCGTACTTACTTGGGCTACCCTCTACTCACCTCAAAGACCTAGCGGTACAGGAGCTTGGGCTCAAGCCCATCACTTACTCCGAGGTCACTGATGGTAAGGACATGAGCGAGCTAGCCCCGGAGGAGATACTGGAGTACGCCGCTGCTGATGCGGATAACGCTCTCAGGCTATGGCTTGAGCTAAAGCCTAGGATGGAGGAAGCAGGCGTTTATGATGTGTATAGAGACATAGAGATACCACTAGTACCCGTACTCGCCGCTATGGAGCGGAGAGGGGTTAAGGTAAGCGAGGTAAAAGTTGACGAAGCCATAGAATATTTTGATACCAAGATGATGGAAGCGGAGAGGAAGGCGCATGAGGAGATACCAGAAGACTTGAACATCGGAAGCAGTGACCAACTGGCCCGGTGGTTAGAGGAGGAAGGTGCCCCCATAACAAAGCGCACGGAGGGGAAAGGACTGCTGGCTACGGATGAGAACACACTGCGGAGTCTGGGTGATTGGCACAAGGAAACTATACAGGCCATACTGGACTTCAAAATGTTCCGCAAGCTGGGAGCCTTTCCAAAGAAATTTAAAGAGCTTAGTCAATGGGATGGTGCACTCCACCCCAATTTTAACCAAGGAGGTTATTATGAAGAATCTTCTGACACTAGTGGGTCGGCTCCTGCCACGGGTAGGCTGTCATGCTCAACCCCCAACCTACAACAGGTACCTCATCATGGAAGAGGAAAAGGCCCAGAGTATGAGGAGTATGGCAAAAAGATACGAGGATGCCTTGAGGCGCGGAAAGGCTACGTTCTAGTAGCCGCTGACGTAGGTCAGCAAGAGCCGAGGATAGCGAGCCTTGTGGCTCCAGAACCAACGCTCAGAGATGACTTTGAAAAGGGTCTTACCCCCTATGCATTAATAGGTAAGGACATATATGGCAGGGAGATTGTCAAGGGTGTGGACGAACAAGAGTGGCACACTGCTAAGACATTCTTCCTCGCTTTAGTCTACGGCGCGAAGGCAGGCAAGTTAAAAGAGATAGACCCAAGGCTGACAAAGAAGCAAAGCCTTCTGGGTTACGATAGAGTAGTGAGTAGATACCCCGGCCTAGCAAAGATGCAGGACAGCGTAGCATCAGAGATACACAAGAACGGTTATGCTCGTGACTACTTCGGTAGGGTACGCTGGTTCCCCGGTATCTACTCAGCAGATGTTAGACAACGTGCAACAGCTTTACGAGAGGCTATTAACTTTCACATACAGGGGCCAGCAGCAAGCTGCATTAAGCTAGCCATGCGTACCCTGTATGATGACATTGAATACCTCGGGCTGGATGCACATTTATTATTACAAGTACACGATGAAGTTATAATTGAGGTGAATGAGGGAGACCTTGACGCAACCATCAGTCTGGTATACAAGATGCTGGATGATGTGATGCCAATAGACTTCCCGATTGAACCCGAGGTAGGTAAAAATTGGGCAGAAATGCAGACATACAGATAGAGCTAAAAGAAGCAATAGAGAGACATAGAGGTTATTTTAGAGAGGCGTGGCACGATAGTAAGTACACTAAAGCACACGAGCACTGGGATGACTACATGCTTTTAAGGAGGATATATGACGAATCTACAGATAGTGAAGGGGAAAGTGTACGGGTCGCTTGAGGGTAAGACCGTGCGCAAGTATGTGCGCAAGAGCAGACACTTGTTTAGGAAGTGGGATTCGTGGGGGTTAGACTGTGACTTCTTTGATGACATGGTGAACAAGGGTGCTGAGGTGCTAGAGATACTTGACAAAGAGGACAACTTAAAGTATACTATAGGAATGGATGCGGAGTGGGCTGGTTTCAGACGAGACTGGGGATGGGGGGAGCAATACTTTATACCGAGGAAGTACTTTAAAGTTGAAGATATTAGAAGATGACCACTGCCCCGACTGCGGCGTGGAACTGACTAAGGTGAGACAGGGGAGGTTTGGAACTCCATGTGGTATGTTCCATATCTACCCCGGTATCGCCAAACTTGTCATCTCTGTAGTCAACAATGAGAGGGATGATATCAAATCAATTATTACAGGCAAGAAGGTAGTGACCGAGACCAAGGGAGAGGATAGCTTTGCCAATGTCAAGGAAGCAGTTACTGCTCACCTAGACACCATGCACGAGGTTATCTTCCCCCCTGATAAGGACTAGTAGTCCTTTTTCTTTTTAGGCGGTCTACCGCGCTTGCTTCCGTATGTTCCTTTTCCTTTAGGCACTTGTGTCAGCCTCCTGTAGTACTAGTCTGTGTATTTCGTATTCGTCCCCAATTGACACTCTCTCCCTATCAACAATCTGTACGCTGATAGAGGACTCTTCATCAAAGCCTGCATGTCCGTCATAGGTATGCTTGAGGTATATCGGATACACTTGGTCTTCGAGCGTGTCGAGGTCTGTAAGCTGTTTCGTTTTTGAAACCGGGTCATAGTATCCTGACTCCTGCATTATGTCCTCACCGATTCTAAGGAATACTTCCCATGTCCTCAGCTTGGGTGGCCTTAGTGTACTGTGTACTTCAAAGGCGTTCATCCTAGGTGGGTCACTACCTGCTACGTTTGAGTCAGTAGCGAAGCTAAACCGCATCTGTATAGTTCTACCTACTGCCTGTGTCATTGGATTGATTGCCGCGCCGCCCGTAGTTACAGTAGCGTCATTAAAGTAGAGTGTCTGTATCTTATCTGTAGAGGCTAGCGTGCCCAGCGTGTATGTCTCGCTGTCCGCACCA